CATCTTGTCCGTTGGGACGTCAATGCCCGCAGCGCTCATGTCTGCGCCCGACATAAACCCGTACCACCTCATAACCTCATAGTGCCGCCCGACTAGGTCTTTGTGTGCCGTCTGCCCGTGACGCGTATTAGCCAGCTCCGTCTCGTGCGGACGGGGCTTATGGTTGCCCTCCGGGTTTTCTCTCACAAACTTTCTGATTAACGCTCCATCAAATGCCTCGTCGTCAGTCAGCTTGTGCAGGTCATTCCTAGAAAATACGACCCTTTCAAACAGCCCTTCTTGGTGTGCCCACGAAGTAGCACTAAGGTCAGGGTATAAATCCCATACTTTGCAATGCTCATAGTAAGGTACAGGCACCTGAGTGGTTTCTGCTTGGTACTGGCTTTGTTCTTCGTTGAACTTCCAAGACCTGCGCATACGAAACTCTACTAGCGGCCCCTTGGTTACCCCAAACCCGTACATCCCCCCGCTGCGCAGTGCCTTACGTGCCATGGTAGTGTAACCGGCCTCAGACAGCTGGTCACTGCACTCACGCTCCATAGCGCGGGCACGGTCCTCCGCATAGCGAAAAACGGCATCTTCTATGTCGGAGTTAGTGACCTCCCGTTGCTCTTCCTGCGCACGCTCCTGTAAACCGTCAATAATCGCCTGTATGTCTGACTGGTTAATGTCCGGTACTGGTGAGGGCGACACGGACCAGTTTTTCTCGTTCGCAGGGAACATCAACTCCATAATCTTTGCGACAAAACCCAACACTTTTACTTGGGTGTCTAGCGGGTATACTTTGGATCGCCCTGCAGGGATCTTACTTAAAATGTCAGCGTCATAGACGCCGCGAAACTGTCGAAAATTTCTCAACCATTGCTGCTCTAATGGTTGTCGATCGGCGTCATACTCCGTGAACTTAGCACGCAGTTTAGTTCCGATTGTGGCGAGCTTTTCGTTATCCATATTCAGTACCCGGCGTAGGCATCAGCCGGTTGATACCCTCGGTGATGGTGCAAAGGATTGTCACTGGTCGGTAGCCAGTCCTGCGGATCATACCCCTTATTGTAGTACAGACATAGATACTGGAGTGCGTCGTGGGGGTGAGACCATATGCAGTTCTTAAACGGCTTATCCGCTATTAACCCCCCCTTGCTAGACGCAAACATATACCCAAAAAGGAACCCTTCAATAAGCACTTTGCAAGAGGGGTCAATCTGCACCATTGCCTCCCCGTGAGGGAACATCGCCAGCAAGGACTCAACAGCGTTAATACGCGTAATGGGGTCTTGGGTACTGGCCATCTTGGCGATAAAACCGTATTGTTTAAGGACCTTGAACGACGTTCGCTCGTCAGTCTCCGCACGAGTATTGGCGGGGTCCCCAATAATTACGATGGGGTTGCCTGGGAAATAGGAACGCAAGAACGGGCGTAGGCGCTTTATGATGAACTGCTCCGTGCCGTTAGTCATACCCTTGGGCGTTACTACTTCACGTAAGATATTAAGCCGCGCCTGGTGCGGGTCAGCCTGCGCGATAATAGCTGCAGGCGTATTACCATTCCAACATGGGCGACCGTTTCTTCGGACATAGAGGGTATGGAACGGCACATTTAAACAGTATATTTTCCCTTTATAAGGGACTCTCGTAATGTGCTGTTTCTGTATTTCAGCGCGGGTCAGTTTTTTAATAGCCACAATAAACATATCCGGGCAGTCGATTTGCCGCCCATCTTTCATATATGTGGTACGAGCTTTTTGCACTCGAATAGTCGAGCACCATCCGGCCTTGAGGATAAGCTCTTGGAGGTGGTCGGCCATACGTGTAGACACGGTCGCTATGGCAGTCTCTCCACGCGCTGTCCTCCCCACACCATTGTTTTTCTTGGCTTTGGTTCTTGTATGACCGTCCCCAAGTACATAGGCCCCTAAGAACGCGCGGATGCATTCCTGGTCCGCATCTAGTAGCACGCGAGGGGCGTGCTTAACCCACGATTTACCAAAAGACAAAAGAGATTTGCCCACAAAAGGGGGGACTGTCGCACGCCAGCCTACAGAATTTTTCCTCCATACCGTGCCCTCCCACCACTCGTTAGTAGTAAAGAGTTGGTCTAGTTCTGGGGACTGCTTAACTTGCGTAATGCTCACACGATGACTGTTCCCATTTACCTCAATGCTGCCTTCAGACAAGTACCACCCTAAAAACCGCGCCGCTTGCACCCCCGACAGCCCTGCCCACTCTAGTTTTTTACCCTTCCAGTTTGCCTGTAGTTGTATGTAATTATGGGTAGTGGTTTTGCCGGCAAGTTCCTCAGCGCTAGCGAAGACTAAATCGTCCTTGGAGTCTCGGCGTGTAAAAGGTGTCCTGTGCTCAGGTGTGACTACGAAATCAAAGTTTTGCCCCTTGAACTCTATTAGCTCTCCATCGTAGTCGTACTCTACCTTGAAGTTCACAGCGGTGTACTCAAGCCCAAACCTCTCTGGGTCCAGCGTCGCCACCCTATCAGTGGTTTCTTCGACGTCCTTAAACAGTTTCCACCCGGTCTCAGTGAGCACTTCCATATCGTCGCTGTAACACAAACCGAAATCCATGCCTACAATAATAGGTTGCTGTGCATCGATCGGTATAGGCTTTCTTGCAACGTGCTGCTGTCGTTGAAAAGCCTCCAAGTACACTGGTTGCCCCTTGCGGTTACGGCCGTATTCTCCTTTGATGAAAACCCGGATATAGTCTGACGTCGCACCCTTGGCAAGGTCTTGGTAATACGTGGGCTTTAGGTTTTCTACGTTCTCGGCTTCCGGCCTCAACGTAAAGTCGTCATTTACCGGGCAGGGCTGCACAAAGATGTCCCCATCCATGACAGACTCGGGGTTTCCATCCTCCTGTGGTAGCTTCTCAAACACCTTATACCAGTCAGATCCCTCAGCCGGGGGGTTGGTCTCCCCAAACACCCCGTACCAGTAGTCCATGATAGGCTCAGGAAAACGCCCGCAGCGGCCTTTGATGTCAGAAATCATACTGACGGGCAGGTCACGGCACTCTGCCACCCACGCTCCTGTGAGTTCCAGCGAGAGCACTCGCGCTACGTCAGCCTCGGACTCCAGCGGGCGGAACATAATTTCAGCTTGGATGTCATTAAACTCAAGCCAGAACGTACTGTCATTTGAACGCCAACGACCGAACTTCCCGTCAGGGAACCATTGCAGCCACGACTTAAGTACTGTGTCTTTAAGTTGGGGCATAGTAAGACGCGTTACTAGCCAGCGGCTCCTACGAACACCGTCTACCCCTGGGGGAGTCTGTGCTGCACGGCGTACAAGCTCAAAGATCATACCCGTGGTTTTACCAGACCCTACACTTCCCATTACCCAGCGACTACGCGCGTCACTACGCATAAAGTTTTTGATTGTGGGCGACGGCTTGTAGACAATATCCATTAACAGGCAGCAATCACGTTTACCGGGATGTCGTGTGCTACTACCAGCCCGTCAGGGTAATCTGAGCTAGTGACCGTTACACGCATGTTCTGTTCACCCAAAGCCAGCGATGGGAAAAGTCCGGCCTGTATAGAGATAACCCATGTGTCGACGCCGCTGATTGCCTCCTCTGCCCACGTTATCGGTGGGGAAACACCAGAGCTGTCGTCATCCACTGCGCCGACACACACCTCTACAAGCGTTACCCCCGTCATATCCAGCACGGTATTGGTGAGGACATTGGATAAAGGTATCAACTTAATTACGTTGTTGGCGCCAACAAATATCTCTTCTCGCGTACTAAGGTCACAAAATGACATATTTTTTACCTGCTTTCCTTACTTACTGGCCGCGGAACACCGTAACACCGTCACGAGCTGTGACTGAAATATACCCTAGTTCCTGTGTGACCGAACTATACCCTAGTTCCTGTGTGACCGAACTATACCCTAGCCTTTGCGTGATAGACGTAACTCCGGGAGCTAGGGCATCTCCTACCTCTACTGTAGATTCAGTTTTGGCGGAAAACGAGCGCATTCCCCCCGGGGTGCCGGTTACCTGTAGCGCCGTAGTCATGCGTTAAACAATGACGAACGTGTCGCCGTTGCTTGGTGCCTCGGTAACAGCTGTGAAGGTCAGTGCCTTAGATGTGCCGTTGTAGTCTGTGATGCCTGTGGCTTGGTCTTCAAGCACACCCGATGTCCACAGCAGCTGCCTTCCATTGTAGTGGTCGTCCGTGGCTTCTGTAAGATTGGTGGTCATTACTGTCGTTGACAGCGTACCCACAGCCGCAGCACCCGATACGATAGTTGCCGCTGATAATGCTAGGTCGGCCGCCGCCTCGGCGCTGCCATTGAGCTTGCCTACATCGACTGTATCGCTGGCAGGATCGAAGTTGTTAAGAGCCGCCAAACCACTGTCCAGCTCTGCTTTCGTAGGTGCGTCGTAGTCGCCAAGGGCGGTGTCGACCTCAGCATTAACCTCGGCAGCGCTCAGGTCGTTCAGTCCTGCGAGTCCACTGTCCAGCTCTGCTTTCGTAGGTGCGTCGTAGTCGCCAAGGGCGGTGTCGACCTCAGCATTAACCTCGGCAGCGCTCAGGTCGTTCAGTGCAGCGATAAGCCCCGGCACATCATCGGCCTGCAGCTCATTAGTGTCCGCAACGATAGCTGCCAACTGCGTAGAGTTGCTGTCAATCTCAGTACGGATTTGCTCAACCGTTGGTGATGACCCCCCTGCGCCAGTAGTCCACTCAGCGTCACCACGGTCGCGGATAGCCTCAAGCGTGTCAGTACTGGCAAATGACGCCCCTTTAATCTCAGTAAAGGCCGAGTCCATCTCAGTCTTCGTAGGTGCGTCGTAGTCACCAAGGGCGGTGTCGACCTCAGCATTTACGGCCGCAGCGCTCAGGTCGTTTAGGGCTGCGAAGCCACTGTCCAGCTCTGCTTTCGTAGGTGCGTCGTAGTCACCAAGGGCGGTGTCGACCTCAGCATTTACGGCTGCAGCGCTCAGGTCGTTCAGGGCTGCGAAGCCACTGTCCAGCTCTGCTTTCGTAGGTGCGTCGTAGTCACCAAGGGCGGTGTCGACCTCAGCAT